AAGCAAGCGTCGGGTGCGGTACGAACCCCACCAAATCGACGACAACAGATTCTGAGTTTTGGTACGCAGCCACCGCATCGCTCTCATGCTCTTCACCCCACATCGTTGCTGGATTGCCTTCGAAAATCTCCATGCCCATCTGTCTGCGCCACAACTGTTGGCGAGAGCCGGGGCCAAGGCCAGCCGCTTGCCCAAACTGGGATGCAGTCAGCTTGCCTTCGCGAGCCTTGAACCACTCATCTGTTTTCTGATGAGGGTTGTGGTTGTCGGGGGTACTCACTCCAGACCTTTGGCCAGTGCTTGCGAATACTCTGTTGTTGCAGCTTGCAACTCTTTGCTCAGCTTCGAGAAGCAAGCGCGGAGGGCTTCAACAGATTCACAGTTGGCTAAGTCTTCCTTGGCTTTAGTCAAGGCTGCTGCCGTGACTTTTGGTTCTGGTTTTGGTTTTGGCTCAGGCTTGTCACCCTCGTCTGGCAAGTCTTCGCCAGCGTAGATGTAGAGGCCCAGACCATGCAACGCAATCGCCTTGGCCAAGCAGCGCTGCATGGAGGTGTTGATTTGGAATGCGTCGGGGTTGGTGATGGGTTTGTTTCGGTGGTCAATCACTGGCAACTGCGCGGTGCGTGACACGCCAAATGCGTGGACGGTGCAGAAGACCATTGCTGTGCCGCCAATGTCCACAAATGGGACGGGCAGGGCGGTAGCTGCGTCGATGCCAAAGCGGTATTCCCAAGTGGCAGAGGGGTCTCGTTGGAGGAGTTCGTCAACCGCATAGGCCCAGCTCAGGTATGAGAGACCGTTCTTCTTTTCAATGTGGTCGTTGACGTTGACTTTGCGAAGCTCATTGAAATCCACAGGCGTGCTTGTGGGCGCGGGTGTTGGTGTCTGTGTCATGGTTAATCCGTTCTGAAAACAAGGAAGTTTGTTTTCTGAGTCGGATTATGCGTGCGTCCTTGTAGGTTGTAAAGGGTTTTTGTTAATGTCCTAGTGAATCACAAGGATATGTGTACCAAAGGCGGGATGTGTAGGGGTTTGCTGCTGTTTTAATGTAGAGGAAAAGATGCAAAGCCCAGCCAATGTGGACTTTGCTGTACTGCTTACTTGATTTTGCGGTAGCTGCGGTGCTCTACCATCACGCCAAGAAATTTGATGTCAGCCTCTTTCGAGTTGACTGTTGGCCAATCGCTGTTCAACGGGACAAGCTCGTAGATACCGGCCTCGCGCTGCCTGTACTTGCGAAAAGTTACTGCGCCTCCAATGTGAGCCGCCACAAAATCACCCGGCTCTGCCGCAAGCGTTGGGTCAATCACAACCCTGTCTCCCTGCTTGAAAGCTGGAGCCATGCTTTCACCTTCTATTTCAACTGCAAACGAACCACTACCAACATCTGAGTCAGTCATCATTACCCTCTTGTTTTTGTTTTCTCCCGATTCAGTAAAGCCCACAACATCAGATGGCGCAAGGAGAGGAACGCGCACAACAGATAAAAGCACACCCTCAAGTTCAATGCGAACCATTGGGTCAAACTGGTCTCCTTCGCCAGATTGAAGCCACGCAGGATTGACACCAAGCACTTGGGCAATCTTGGTTGCGTAGCGTGATGTTGTTGCTGGCGAATCTGGTGAGCAGATGTAACTGATGGTCTGCTGCTTGACACCAACAAGCCGCGCTAATTGCGACTGCGTTAAATTTTTTTCTGATAAAACCCTGCGAATCCGTGCGCCTAGGTCTGCCATTTAGAGTTCCCTTAATTTAATACTTACGTTTGTCAAATAATACATACATCTATTTAATACTACAACTCCCTTGTTACACAATCATTATGACTTGTATAACTACTTTCTCCTACAAAGTACCACATCTCCTACTAAAACACAAGGTTACTTGTTGACACAGTATCAAGACACAAAGATACTTGTGGCTGACGGGCAGGTAATGATTCGCTATCTGCACCGGAAAGCCTCTGAACTTTGTTCCTTTCATAAGAGGTGAAGCCCGTCCCCTTTGGGGCTTGAAAAGAATGAAGCAACGCTTGGCGGCGTTTTGTAGCAAGCCATAGTCGGGACTCTGCTGGTGTTACCCAGTCCGCCAACGCCGAAAGGCGAGAGTCCCGTCTATGGCTTTTTTCGTAAGGCTTATATGACGAACACGAAGAACTGGTTGGCAGCATGAAGCGCCCATCATTTCAGTTCTACCCATCCGACTGGTTGCGCGACACCGCGCTTCGGTCTTGCTCTACTGGCGCTCGTGGCCTGTGGATAGACATGATTTGTTTCATGCACGAAGGTAATCCCTATGGTTACTTGAAGGTTGGGGAGAAGGTTATCCTTCCGGCCAACCTTGCTCGCATGTGTGGGTTAACTACCGAAGAGGTGGAAGGTTGGCTCACCGAACTCAAAGAGGCGGGTGTCTATGAGGTCGATGAAGAGGGAGCCATCTTCTCTCGCCGGATGATTCGAGACGAAAACCTCAGAGCAGTGCGGGCTGCGGGCGGTAAGCTCGGCGGCAACCCCAACTTGAAGGATAACAACAAGGTTAACCTCAAGGATAAGCCCAAGGTTCAAAAGAAGGATAAGCAAAAACCAACCCCTTCATCTTCATCTTCATCTTCATCTTCTAACCCCCCTAACCCCCCAGAGGGGAATGGGGTTGAACAGATTGATGTTGAGGTTGATGACATGCACGGGTGCGCTGAGTTCTGGAAGACTTGGCCTTCTGGCCCTCGCAAGGCAGGGATGGTTGCCATACAGAAAAAATGGGTGACTCGTGAGTTGGCGAAGGAGGCCGACGAAATCCTTGCTCACTTGCGATTTATGAAAGAGACGGATGACTGGAAGCGAGGATTTGCGCCAGCACCCATGACCTACATCAATCAGCAACGCTGGAAAGACGGCATCCCCAAGACAGGGGAAGACGACACATTTGCGGGGGTGATGTGATGTCAAAAGTAATGTTGCCAGCAGCCCGTGAGATTTGGAACATGCGACTGTCCGGCAAGAAGCCAAGCACTGTGGTGTTTGTCAGTCTTGTTGGCGAGTTGAATGTTGGGCCATGCGTTGCCATCCCTCCAGATGTCAAGCCAGAAAGCTGTGAGTGGCGCTGGGTCGTAGACCTGAGCACCACCCTTGTGTTTGACGAGACGGTCAACAAGGCCCGTATGTGGGCTACCTGCCAGTCCATCCTTCGCAACGCACCGAATGGTGGCTATGCCCCGTTCAGTAAGCACCTTGGGTACTTGTGGATGTGGAACACCACCAGCAAGATTGCCAGCCAGTTGAATTGGTGGCGCGGCATCGAACCAATTCCCGAGTGGGACATTGACGGCATCCCCGAAGAGTTCAGCGCTCACCCTGTGAGTCGTTGGGACATCAAGACATTTGAAGGTGTAGCACCGCTATGAGTTTCCAAGACCTAACAATTTCAGACGACACCATCAACTTCGAAGAGCTGGCCAGCGAGCCAATAGATGTTGAACGCTTGGTATCGCCAGATGGATTTCGCCAAGACACCATCGACTACCTCATGGGTACTGGCCAAACCTACGGCGCGACATTGCCTTGGGGTGAGACGCATGACAACATCCGATTCCGTCCGGGAGAGGTGAGTCTGTGGATGGGTATGAACGGACACGGCAAGAGTCTGTTGACCAGCCAAGTGTTTCTCGACTTCATCCATCAAGGCCAGAAGGTTTGCATTGCCTCGTTCGAGATGAAGCCCAAGGCAACACTCGCTCGCATGGCGCGTCAAGCTGCAATGGCAAGCTCTCCAACAGAAGCATTCATTCACGGCTTCATTGACCACGCGATTGGCAAGCTGTACCTGTACGACAAGCAAGGCAACGTCGATGCACAGAACTTGCTCGGCATCATTCGCTACGCAGTTCGCAAGCATGGCATTCAGCAGTTCGTGATTGACTCGTTGATGAAGTGCGTGAAGGGCGAGGACGACTACAACGGACAGAAGGATTTCGTGAACAGTCTGTGTACGCTGGCGCAAGACGAGAACCTACACATCCACCTCGTGCATCACAGTCGCAAGCTGCAAGACGAGAGCCAGTTGCCCGGCAAGATGGATGCGAAGGGCAGCGGTGCAATCGTTGACCAAGTTGACCAGTCGTTCGTTGTCTGGCGTAACAAGAAAAAGGAAGAGGCTGTTCGTGCTGGCAACAAGGACTACGACATGACAAAGCCAGACGCAATCCTTCGATGCGACAAGAACAGACACGGCGAATGGGAAGGTTCGATTGGTTTGTACTTCTCACAAGGGCCACTGCATTACGCGCGTCACCAAGGCAGGACTAGCAACGGCTACGACTACCGACCATTCATCAAGAGCGAACGCGAGGTAGCAATATGAAAGCGACAAATGTGCAAATGATGGACAGCTTGCAGCGCGTACTCAGCGGTCAAGGTATCACGATGGTCTATCAAACAGACCCTCTGACATATATGACGCATGTTCGTTTGCAGATGGGAGAGAAATCCATCTACAACACGTTCAGCGATTACGAAGACATTGACATGCGAATCAGGGGGATGGTCAAAGAGTTGAAGGATGACAACAGGAGTGAACTCGACGCGCTAAAGATGGAGCTTGAGAAGTACAAGGCAGCAGTCAAGCAGTTGTCGTTTGACCTTGAGATGAAGAGCACAACACCGCGCGCTGTTGCAACAGAGGCAGACGTTCGCAAACAGACACTTGAGATGGCAGCCGACTTTCTGATGGACTACGGAATCATCAAGACAGGCGGAGAGCTGGAATCTGTTTGCAACCAGATGAAGAAGTTGCATCCATCAAAGGCCGCGACGATGAGCGCTGCGGAAAAGAAGATGCGAGCAGCTTGGAGTTTCCCCGCATGACACCCGCCGAATACCGCAAGCAGCAGTTCGAGGAAGAGAAGCGCAAGAACAGAGAGAAGGCTCCAAACCTTGCGGCTCTTGTCGATGAGTTGCGTGAACAGTTCCCCGGAATGAAATTGATTTATGGGAAGGACTTGGTGACAGGTGCTGAGGTTGGCAAGAAGGAAGAGCCAGACCCAAGCAAGGTGTTCACCATACCGCCCGACTACTACCCATCCAGACCCGTGAGTAAGAAGACAAAGAAGGAGACAGCATGAGTGAGAAAACAGAAGCGAGACTAGCGGAGTTGCGCCAGATGTCGGAAGAGTTTGCAACCGCATACTCGGAGCGCATCTATCTTGAAGAGTTCCGCAAATCTAAGTTGGCTCTGTTGATGCGTAAGGCAGAGATGGACGGACACAAAACCACAGCAGCACAGGAGCGCGAGGCGAGAGCACACGAAGAGTTCCTTGACCTGTTGATTGATTTGAAGACGGCAATCGAGAAGAGCGAGAAGCTGCGCTGGCATTTGGAAGTTGCCAAGATGGGCATCGCAGTCTGGCAAACAGAGAATGCAAATCAACGAGCAGAGCGGAGGGCGTATGGAGCGTAAGCCAACACTGAGCAGACAGGACTTTATCGAATGTCTTGTTGAGGCTGGCGTGAGTACCAACTCCTTGCAAGCTCTATTCAACGCATACACCGCTGGCGCAGAACACATGAAGGAAGAGTGCATCTGTGCTGTGCAAATAAAAGTCACCCCCGCATCCGCTGCGTATGACGCATGTGATGTGATTGAAGCAATCGAAATTAAGTAAGGAGTTGAAATGAAATTGACCAAGCAACAAGAGGCAGTCCTTGCCCATCCATTGACACCGGTTCTGTTGGCGGCTGTTGAGCAAGCAATGTTTGGAAAGGGAGAGCGTCACGGCGGTAACGCCACACCATTCCTTGAGCAGCCTTGGGTTCACTACGGGAAGATGCACGGGCGCGGGTTCCTCACGGGACAGGCAGCCAAGAAGTTGGAAGAGGCGGCCAACACACGCGAAGGTCAGGCATTCGAGACAGAGGTGTTTGGCGCAATCGTTTACTTGGGCATGTCTGTTCTGAAAGAGCGCGGCATTGTCTAAGCTCATCCCCTCGTACATGACGTTCCGCGACGCACTCGTTCGCGGCTATGTGCCACGCATGGAGAATCGCAAGTACATGGACTGGGTGAAGTCACTCAAGTGCGTGAGTTGCGGCGCTCCGGCTGATGACCCACATCACCCGCATGGAGTTGGGTACAAGGGGATGGGTAGCAAGGTTCCTGATTGGTGGGTGATACCTATCTGTCGTCTTCACCATGACGAACTGCATCACGACGTTCGAGCATGGGAAGAGAAGCATGGTTCACAGTTTGAGTTCGCTGCACTGACTCTGTTGCAAGCGTTGCATGAAGAGAGGTTGAAGTTTGATTGAGTTGTCCTTATCCCTTTCGCCGCGCAAGTGCAAGCACATAGGTTGCAATGGCACTGCAACAATGTTTGGCGTGTGCAAGAAGCACGAACCAAGAGACATCGTTCGCCACTTCGTGAACGCCGTCAACAAGGGTGTCACGCACCCAACGCCACCATCATGCTTCGACACGGTGTCAGCATGGCGGCAGTACGTTGTCGCGACAACCATTGCGGTGGTCAACAGTTCCAACACGAGAGCGATTGATTACTGCAAGGATTGCACACCCAAGTTCAAACAGGAAATGATGAGCAAGGGGATGTGCTCACACGCAG